GTTCACCATCATCCTGAAAGACCGGGCCGATGGCGACATACAGCCGGTTGAAGTCAAAATTGATCCGGGCAGCAAAACGACCGGCATCGCCCTGGTCGGCCACTTCGAGCAGCAGGGCGCGGTGATCCTGTTCGGCGCGAACCTGAAGCACCGCGGGCAAGCCATCAAGAACAATCTCGAATCCCGGTGTTCGTTGCGCCGTGGGAGACGTGGCCGAAAGACCCGTTATCGGGAGGCCCGGGTCCTGAACCGAACCCGGATGGCCGGCTGGTTGCCGCCGAGCGTCGAAAGCCGGGTCAACAATACTGAATCCATCATCCGCCAACTGGCAGCGCGTTGTCCGATCACCGAAGCTGCGGTTGAACTCGTCAAGTTTGACTTGCAAGCGATGGTCAACCCGGAAATCAGCGGCGTCGAATATCAGCAGGGCGAACTGGCCGGTTACGAAGTGCGCGAATATCTGCTGGAGAAGTGGCAGCATACTTGCGCCTACTGCGGCAAAAAGGACGTCCCGTTGCAGGTTGAACATATCCACCCGAAAGCGAATGGCGGGAGCCATCGAGTCTCGAATCTGACTCTGGCTTGTCAACCCTGCAATCAGCGCAAGAGCAGTCGCCCGATTGATGAATTTCTCAAAGACAAGCCGGAGATACTCCGCAAGATCAAGGCGCAGGCGACAGCGCCGTTGCAAGACGCAGCGGCGGTGAATGCGGCACGCTGGGCGCTGGTGAACCGATTCAAAGTTGAAATGCCGGTGACGACGGGAAGTGGTGGGCGTACCAAGTTCAACCGGACTCGGCAAGGCTACGCCAAAGACCATTGGATCGACGCGGCGTGCGTCGGCGAATCGGGCGAACGGGTCACGATCCCGGACGGTATGAAACCGCTGGCGATCACCGCTAAGGGCCGTGGCACGCATCAAGTGGTGCGGACTGACCGGTTCGGCTTTCCACGCGGGAAAGCGGGACGCATTAAGCGCGTCCACGGCTTTTCGACGGGCGACATCGTGAAGCTGGTGCAGCCGGCTGGGAAGTATGCGGGGACTTACATCGCCCGGCTCGCTGGCATCCGCGTCACCGGGATGCTGGACATCAAGACGACGGTCGGTTCGATCACGGCCAGTTGGAAAAACTTTCAACTCATCCAGCGCAACGACGGGTTTGAGTATGCAGCAGCTTGACTTGTAGGAAACAGTCAGGTATACTGTTATCAGTTTCCTCAATAAGGATGTTCTTAACCCGGCGAGCGCCTACATAGGGGGGCACCGCCGGTCTTTTTTTGCCAATCAATATCTTATTTCGTTGTCAAAACCTCATGGGTCTAAGTCTAGTAACCGGCTCTGGTATGTCACCCATCACCTGAAAGTCATCCGCCTTAAAGTTATCTGTGGTCGGCTCGTAGCAGAGTGATACTTGTTCCGTAGGTGTAGGTGCTGGCAATTCCAGTAGATCATGCACTACATCAAGATGCGATGGGTCAAGATACAGGTGGGCATCACCAAACACCCATCGCAGCGATCCCACTCCCAGTTCTGTATGATTTGCAGCCCATAACAGAAATCCCCACCACTGTACCCAATTATGAGGGACTCCGAGCAACAGGTCGGCACTCCGTTGATAGACGGTCAGTGAGAGCGTATCACACCTCACAAACCCCTGAACGATGGTTCCATGGCAGGTGGCAATACTGTTTGGGTTATCGTTAATCAGAGTGATGTTGGCCATCTCTATGGGATGCCATGTCGTCATGATGTGACGACGACTCATCGGAGTTTCATTGATGCCTTCAATAAAGTTCTTTACCTGATTGAACCCATCAGGTAGGCCATTTATATTCTGATTAAAGCGTAGTAATTGATGCCCATAACCTGATAGATAATGATTGTCACTATCTAGTTGACCATCCCACCACTGGAGTAATTCATCAGGACAACGAGTTTCACCACTTAGGAACCACTCCATTTCTCGTAGAGCCATCTTCCATGCTGTCTTGCGAATAGTAACGAGCGGAAAGGTATCGAAAATCAGGATGGGTAGAGTGATAGATGAAAGTGTATTATGATTTCGAGCGGCGACCGGATCACCATTCAATAATACTTCACGCAATAGGTATTGATAGCACCTGTTGATGGTCATTTCTTTATGTAGTTGCATTCGTGTGATTTATGTCCAGCGTCATGATAACCATACGACGTGATTTCTAATGCTTTTACCCGTTCACATAACAACTGACCGTCAATATCGGTAAAGCGCCCGCCCACGCTGATCCAGCGTTGGATGCTGGCCACCTGAATCCAGGTCGAGACCAGCGACGCCAGCAGCAACAGCAACACAAGAACTTTCCACCAGCGGCTCATGGCTTGTCTTCGGCCTTCAGGTTCGCCTGACTATTGACGTTGCGCTGGCTCCGCGCCTCGCGCAGTTCATGCACCAGTTCCTTATTCTCGGCCCGCAGTTCCTTGTTTTCCTTCATCAGCACCTCGGTAAAGGTTTCCTGATGCGCATCCTCTTTCCAGTCCTTGCGTAGCTCCCGTACCCATCGCCAAGCGCCGGCAAACAGCACCAAAGCAAGTGCTCCCTTCTCAGGATTCTGAATCGCCCAATGCAGAAGCGCAAACCAGTCCCCTGTTTCCGCGCTCATCCTAGCCGCCGTTATGGCTGGTACGGAGCACACTCCAGATCGACAGTCCCGACAACACCAGGTGCGTGATCGCGCCAATGGGAGGCGGCACATTGGCAATTTGGTTGAGACTGAACACCACGAAGCAAAAGCACACACCCATTCGGGCAAACAGCCGCCATTCAAACGCCGGGCGCGAGGGCCAGAGCACACTGATGACTTGCACGATGCCAGCCATCAGACAGACACATCCATAAGCCCACATCCCCATGATGCCGGCCAATGGCTTGTAAAGGGTATAGACTGATTCCAACAGCGTAAAGCCAGCGATGAGATACGTACCGCGCAGGATCAGAATGATGCTCATCGCCAAATCAAATGACGACCACGGCGCGTCCAGCATGATCTCGCGGAAGCGGGCGCACCAAAAACACCAGTGGCTTGGCATGGCCATCATCCGCAATCTCATCGTGGCACTCTTACTCGGTCGCCGATAATGTAATACCACCAGGCGGAGCCGGACGCCCAGCGGTAAAGGCTAAAGGGCTGCTGTCGGCTGACTCCCCCCAGGCGTTGCGGGCTTTGGCGGTCACTTGCCTGGAGCCGGACAGATTGAGCGGGCCTAAGTCCAGCCGCAGGATTTTGCCTTGCGGCGTCTCCACGGCGGGCGTAATAACCGGCGCGGTCAACCCGCTGATGGTCACCACGAATTCAGCGGGCTGCTGGCCTTCGGCAGGATACGGATCGCAGACCAGAAAAGGTGCAGACCAGGCATAGCGCACCACGAAACTCATGATCACCGCCACCACGGCCAAGAACATGAGAAATGACAACAGTGGCATGAGCATTTCCATCGTCAGCCGCAACAGTTTCTCAGGGATGTTGTTGAGCATGGCGCACCTCCTCATCAATCTCATTCACGAATTGCACAAACGCCGGCCATTCGTCGCTATCCAGCAAAAGGCCATGGCCGTCGCCAATCGCGCCGATGGCAATCCAATTCGGGACAATCGTCGCCAGCGTCATCCCCATGATCGGAGAATCTGGAGCGCATACGGTATGATTATCGACCTGCATCATCTGCATGGGCTTATTCCTGCAGATCTTTGGTCAGCACCCCAATGGTGCCGGAACTGACCATCGCGCCGGAGATTAGGCCAATGATGGTATTGAGCAGATTGTTGGCCTGGGTGGCCTGTTCGGTATAGCCTAGCAAGGTCAGGCCGCCGACGATAACGCCGGACGCCAGCATCACGGCTCCGCGCCAGGTGGAGGGCTGTGACCAGTCAACTTTGATATTCATAACCATTCTCCGTAAGTTCCATTCTCTAACGCATCAAGGATCATTGATCCCCCCATTGGAAACGCATAATTATACACCCTTTCTTGTATCTTATGTTTTTCAGCCTTTGCAGCCAGCAATTTCCTAACCTCTGCGTTCACATCGCAAACCTTCGATCCTTCCAACTTTGCTATCCTTGCAATGATAGCATCTAATGATCCACCTTTCATCCAGTGATCGTCGTGAGGAGAGTGTTCTACTAGCATCCATAACCCGTAGAGCGGAAGGTTTGCTATTTCAGTGCCTAATCGGCCTTGTGCAAAATAAGCCGCCATCACTCAATACCAATAGATGAATACATTTTTCTGATGCAGTCTCTTGCAAATCGCGCTACGCGATGACAACTCACTTCGTGACTGCAATGATATGGAGCATAACAGAATAAACTTGAAACGTGCCGTTCCAACATAGTTATTTCTTCTGCTGCACATTGAGTATTGATGCAGAACTTAGCAACACGTCGGCAGATACCATGCCGATGGCATTCTTTATTATTGCATGTATACAGTCGATCTATATTGTGTAGGATTGACTGATACATGGCGTTTATATCACTGGGCTGACGGAGGATTCAGCGACATACTTTTCAATAATGTCACCACCATTAATGAGGTGAATGATCTCAGTTGGAGACTGGTTTGCTTTGTACTTACTGTATTGTCTACTGACCCTTGCTTCTGAGTAATCCCGGTAAATCAGCCTAAACTCATCTTGATGGACATACTTCTTACATATACTCCACATTGCATCGTTCTCAATGATTGACTGATGCTCAGTATACCACTATTTATTGCATCGCACAAGTGTTATTTTATTTAACTCGCTTCAAACATACAAATTAACTCCACGCCAGCGCATCGGCGTTTGCTGCTCCGTAGGCAACCAACACACGAGGACGTGCTGCCGTCGTCGCTTCGCTCCTAGTCGTCACGCCGCTGACCTACAATGTTATGGCGCATCAGGCGGTCAGCATAGTCATGTAGCCATGCCGCAAACTCCGCGATATGGTCGCCGCCATCCTCCGACTTAAAGTCGATCAGGTACTCTTCCAGAACGTCTTTGAGCGGCACCGACACGATTCCATCACTGTGGTAAACGCCGAATGGCGTCGTAAAGCACATCGGGACATTGATGGTCAGCTCTGGTCCCTTGCCTTTGCCCCAGTCGCAAAGGTCTGCATTAAACAGAGGCCGGCCATCGTCGTCGCTCGGTATCTCTTCGCCTTCGGTGTCTAACATGCGTGCCATAAGCCACTCGTTTCTCGATCAGCGCCCTAACCCGTCATCCAGTGTGACTCGCTTCAAACATATTTTACAACGTTGTTCAGCTCCAGGATGCAGCAATTCCATTGCATTGCCATAGCGCAATACCGCCCGGCAAGCGGATTGCAATAGTCCATTGCGCGGATGATAGCGCCAAGCATGAGTGAGGCGTGCGCCGCCGACCGAACCCCATCCCAATAGCATCCAATCACTAATTGGCGCGGACATAAGTCACCCGCCGCCGATAGCCCAAATAGCGCAATACTCTACGGTTAAAATTCTTTTTGAGTTCGATCATACTCAGCAGGCTATCAACTGATGTTTGCGTTTCATCTGAAACTCGTTTCAATGATTTTAGCGTAATGGCATACGCCAAATCAGCCGCGATGGTCAATAGTGTCACTTCCATCAAATTAACTCCACCCTCCCACAAATTAACTCCACACCCCCAAATCCAGACACCCGAATAGCACCACACCCGTATCCATAAAAAGCACCTTCATCCAAACTAAGACCATAACCATCAGCCTTGCACGTCCAAAATTCTTTGTTCCAAACGACGTCAAAGATCATGTCAGGATTCTTGGCACGATACCGATAATCTTCATCGCTAGAGTATTCATTTGGAGGCGGGCAACACGACGGCCATGTAGAAACACGATGGTCATGGGTGATGGAAGCACCTAATTTGATGCGGCCACGTCCTGTAATAACGTTACGTCTCATTATAATCTACTCGCAAGTTCCAGCATACTTCGATGAAGATGCTAAAAACAGTTAATCTTAATTTTTGAAACTGTACTGTGTGGCAATCATTGCCGGGCAATTTCTTCTGCAAGTGCTTTGAGATGCTTATATCTCTGCACGCGATCTGCCAATCCATTCAATCCGCCGTTAATCCGGCGGGTGATGGTTTGGAACTTGCCAGCGTCGGCCAACTCATTGAGCCCGCGTGACTGCCACCACTTTGCAGAAAAGAAAGCGGCACAAGCCGGTTGTTCCGCCAGTTCCGGCTGTTGCATCAGCGGAAACTCAGGAAACCATCTAGCCATTTGCTCATAATTGGTGCGCCCGGTCAGTTGGATGTAGCCACGGCCTCGGAAGCTGGCGCCATCGCACGGCTGCGTGTTTCCGAGGTCTTTGCGCCCTTCGTACCGAAGGAAATAGCGCGCACTTCCTAACTCCCGCAGCCATTGCCATCCGCCCGTTTCATGAGCGAATTGCGCCAGCGCCGCGCAAATACGATCCGGTGTATTGATCCAAAAGAACTCAAACGCCGGTTCCAGCGCCTCAATGTGCTCATTGATTTTTGCGCGTGACAGTTTTGGATGCGCCATCAGCGGAACTCCACGGGCCAGCAAGGGATTCATTTGCCATCATCCTCCATCATTTCTACATCGCGCGCCAACCGTTCCAGATAAACCGCCTGGTCAAGACATTCTTCCAGCGCGTGCTTAATCCAATCCTTCAAACTCAGATCATCCCGCGTCATTTTGACGCCGTATTTCTGTTGTCCGACGATGCTGCGTTCCAGCAGTCGCTCACGCACAGCATCAACAATCTCATCACCACTGTTCAATGGAGTCGGCGGCGTATTGATGATTTCCACCTGATCGGGCCGGTAGATATGCAACATGCCTTGCGTTGGCGAGTCA